GTAACTAGCTGATTCACCAATGAAAAAGGCCTCCGAGTATCACTACTTGGAGGCCCTTGTACTATCTCTTGGTCGGTGTGAAAGCGCTCGAATGATGGGCTGGAACCCGCATGGATGCTACGTTTCACTTTTTCAAAAGGCAATTTGAACCCCCTTCTGTACCCCCTGTTTGTCTTTGATGCCCCAAAAACTTTGATGGTGTTGACATGGTTTTTTGCCCTGGTAAGTTTCTGCAAATAAATTTAATCTGTGTCTGCTTTGCCACGACCAGAGGTCAGCAAACAGAACCGTTCGGCAATTATCGGGCCAAAAAAAACCCAGCGTATTGGGCTGGGTCTTAACTCTTGCGAGCCGCGCCAGGGAGGAAGACGCGGGGGCTTAACACCCAGGCCGAATGTACCACCGCCCTGAATGCCCTGCTTTGACTACAGATCCCGGCGATCGCTGCGCTGGTGCAGATCAGGCGGCGGGTTTGCTGTCACGCCCAGCACATTGCCTGACAGGGATTTCAAGAAGTCATCCAGGCCGTTCTTGCCGCCATGCTCTGAGGGCTGCCCTGCCAGCCTCACCATTACGGCTTCAAACTCGGATTCCACGAACTGCACGCCCCTGACTTGCTCTCGCACCGCATGACCCGTCCTTGGGAACGCGATCACCACCAGCCCGTTCTTGTTGTGCCTGGCCTGCGCCAACTGTTCCCGGTAATGGGCAACGGCTGCGGGTTCGGCATCCGGCCCGGGTTCGGTCAGCACGGTTACCGGCTTGGGATTGAACACGTCGAGGTCAGCCTTGATGCGGTCGATCTGGCGCTTAAAGGTTTGGCTTGCCATGGTTTGGGCTCCTTACTGGTACGAGTTGAATCACACAAACGCCGTCCGCCTGCGCCGCGTCTAATTCCGTCTGGTATGCGGCTTTGGCTTGTTCGCTGGCGTCATCAGTAGGGACACCCAACAACTGGTATTTCACAGGTGCCCGGGGTTTGATCTGGTCAATGTCGGTTTTCAGGCGGTCGATCTGCCGCTGCATTGCAAGATTCGTCATATGCGTCTCTCCTTGATTTTGTCCAGGTCGGTCTGAATGTCCTGCAGTTGCTTGGCCAGTGTTGTCGTTTCGTAGGCCCTGCGCTGCGCCTCGATCAGCCCTGACAGCACCTGGCCCTCGCTGGGCAGCATTTCACCGCATGCGACGGCATTCAATACGGCAGCCTGCGCCGTGGTGCAGTCATCAGGACCGGATATTTTGGGCACGGTGACGTAAATGCGTTCTTCCCGAATTGGCGCCAAAATTCGGTCCAGGCAGAGCTTGAGTGCTGCGGTGTCGCCCAGCTTGGCCATGCCCACAGCTACGTCCATCAGGGCCTTGGCGTGCGGTTGCAGCATTTCCCGCAATGCCACACGCTTGTCTTTCGCGCCCTTTGGTTTCCCGCTTGGGTTGCCAGACTGTCCGGGTAGAAACTTTGCCATGCTGTTTATTTCCTGTAAATTTCAGACGCCGGTCATCACTTCTGCGCGTTGCGTGCCTTGGCCACTTCGCGGTTCAACGTGGACATGAGCTCGCCTATCTTGGTGTCAATCTCCTTGACCCGTTCCTGATGGCCAGGCTCGTCACGTTCAACAATCGCCCTGCGGTGAGTCCTCAGCTTGGATATAGCGCTCTCCACCCGCGCCCCCATGCCCACCAGGCTAACCAGGGGCTCGCTGGCCTGGAATGCTTTCACGTCACCGTTATTGCGAAGGCGGCCCTTGTACTCGTTTTCAATCTCATTGAGCAGCTTCACGTTTTCGTAGAACTGCCCCGACTGCGCACCTGGTCCGCTGGTGTTGCCATACAGTCGCCCGATCAGCGGGATCTTGTGCGGCGGCAACTCGTCCCCGGTAAATGGTGCAGTCAGCACCTGGTTAGCCTTGAGCAGTTCGCGCCCCAGGCCTCCGGTCAACTGGCCAAACACGTAATCAAACTGGTCTGGCGTTGGGCTCCAGGCGCCCGGCCGGTACTGTGTTCCCCCGGTAATCGCGTTGATGGCGGCGGCCAGGCCCTTGCTCAAGGTCGAAGCCGAGTCCTTCGTCATTTTGGTGCCCGGCTGCGGATCCAGCGGGTTATTGTTGTCGCGGTAGATTGGTCGGCCGGTCCAGTCCTTGTTCTGCATCAGCGCCACAACCGGATCGATCACCGTAGGCGCCACCATCTGCCCCAGGTTCTGCGTGCCCCCCAGCGGGTTAAACGCATCCATCAGCACGGTAATGAGGTGCCCCAGGCTCTTGCCCACGGTCTTGTCAGGTCCACCGGTTGCAAACTCCACGGCCAGGCGCCCGATGTTGGGGAACACCTTGTAGCCTAGCGGCATGGGAATGGTCAGGTAGTCCTTGCGCCCCAGCGGAATGATCAAGCTGTTTTCCTTGATGAATTCCGGGATCTTGCTCCACTCGTCCTGGTCGTCGTCGCCCTCACCGCTGCCACCCATCACAGCCATGCCGACCAGCGAATTGACCACACCCAGCATGACGCCCCCGAGCATGATCTGTTTGCCCTTCGGTCCCCGGAGTGTTTCGGCCATGCGTGTCGTGCCCTGGATGGCTGCATTGAAGAAGGCATACAGCGCGCCAATCTCGCGGGTCTGGCGGCCCTTCCTGTTGAAGTTGACGGTCAGGTTCTTGGACAGGCTGGCCGCGCGCTCCTTGGTCATGCCCGAATCAAGCGCCACCTTGTAGGCTGACAGGCGCACCGCGTTTTCCATGGCTTCGTTGTAATCGCTCAACCAGTCCACCACGGCATGCGCTGCCTGGCTGACTTCGCCCCGGTCCAGGGCCTTGAGCTCCTTGGTCAGCGACTTCACCCGTTCGTCGGCGTTGGCGAACAAATCGCGGTAGCCCGTGGCGCCCCCGGTAGCCTGCATCTCTTCCCAGAGCGTGACCCACTCCTGGTTAGCTGCACTGGCCGCACCCTTGCCGCGCTCCTGGCGGTAGACCGCGCGCATTGCAGAAGGTACACCCTTGGCAACGTCCAACTGTTTGCCGGCCAGCGGTGTCGTACTCAGGTTGATCATGCCCTCGGACAAGTCCCGGGCAAAGTTGACCATGCCAAAGATCGGGTTGTACTGGGTGTTGATGCTGGCAAACCAGCGCGTGCCCTTGGATGCCAGGCCCAGCACCACGTGAAGGTCGCCTATGTCCAGGTTCTTCATGCTTTCGACCATGCGCATAGCCTGCGGGTTGTCGGTGTTGAACACCACGGCCACGTCTTTGCCGGCAATACGCACCATGAGCACGTTCGGGCGGGTCTTGTAGGCCGGATCCACACCCGAGCGCACGATACCGGTGTTTGGGTCGATGGTTCTGAGCATGGGCGGCTTGTCCACGCTCCACAGATCCTCATCCGGGTTTTGGGCGGCCAACAAAAAAACCTTCTTGGCCACATGGTTCTTTTCGCCACGGGTCAGGGCGGCTTCGCGCTGCATGGCAATGTGCCCCAGGATATGCGAAACCTTGTGGTTTGAGCCGGTGCGCTGCTTGGCGGCATTGCCCTTGACACTGAACCCGGCGCCCACTGGATGGCCGGACCCCTCGGCCTTGGCTTCGTCCCGGTGCAGCGGCACATAGAACTGGTAGGCCTTGCGCCAGGCGTTGAGCGTGCCGGCGTCCATCAGGCCATAACCTTCCAGGGTGTCTAAGGTCTTTGCGTTGATGGCGTCGACCATGGCGGCGAGCTCCTGCAGATCATCGCGGCGCTTGGGTGTCAGGCTGGCCATGATGGCGACTGCCTCATCATCACTCATGCCAGACAGTGACAGGCGCTGTTCTTCGCTGCCCTTGTAGGCTTGCGCACCAAACCAGTCGCGCGCCTCTTCCTTGGCTTGTGACAAAGCCTCTTCAATCGCCTTGGTGGCGCTGCCGTTGTTCTGCGCGTGCTGCAATTTAAGCTGCAGGTCCTTCACGGTCTTGGTGACCTTGGCTTTGATGGCGTCCAGTTCGACCGCGTTGGGGTTGCGCTTGGCCATGCTGGCATTCGCTTCTGGCGCGTGCCTGGCGTGCAGGAAGGTTTCAAACTCCTGCATTTCCACCCCGACCGCCTTCATCCGGGCCAGCATGGGCTTGAGCTCTGTTTTCAGGAAGTCTTCGGCACGCTTGGCCAGGCGCTTGTGAAACAACTCTTCGCCCAGGTAGGCATCGTTCAGGTCGGTGATCGTGCCGTCGAGCTCCTTGATATGGCTCTGGATCCGCTTGAGGTCGATGTGCTTGTCCTGGAACTCGTAAATCAGCTTGTCGATGTTCTCCGGGCTGGTCAGCTTCATCACGCGGGTCTTTGCGGCGGTCCAGACGTTGGCCTGTACACCAGTCACCGGGGGCACGGGGTCACCGCCCAGGCTGTTGCGGCTGTAGCGAATATCCGGGTTCGTGGCGTCATAGTTGCCGTTATTGCCGATGGCGCTCTTGATCTGGCCGGGCGCGAAAACAACGTACTCGCTGCTTCGATCCCCCTTGAAAATGATGCCGTCATGACCTTTGCTTTCCAGGTCAGCCCTCAGCTTCTTGCCTTTGGCCAGACTCCAATGCTGCTCGATGTCTTCCATCTTGGACAGCGGCATGACCTTGGGATTGCGCAGTGCCAGGTACACCGGCATGATCCGCGCGTCATCAGCGAAGGCGCCAGCGGTTTCAGGGTGCTCGATGTAGCCATTGACGTAATCCAGGCTGTCCGTGAAGAAAAAGCCCAGCGCCTTCTGCGGGTTGTCGTTGACTGTCTCGATGCCTTCGCCAGACTTGAACTCGGCAAAGTCGCGTGTCGTGGCGTGATACACCCTCAGCGGCGTACCGTCCTTGTTCACCACCTTGGAGCCCTCAAACCAGGCCTTGAATGCGGCGGTCCCGGTCTGGATGCCCCGGCTCAATGCCGTGCCTTGCACCGCGCCAGCCTTGCGGCCCTGCACAAAGGCACTGGCCGGCAGAATGTAGCTGTTGACAATTTCAGCGTCAGTCAGGCGCATATCCGCAAAGCCCGGCACGTTGGCGCGCAACCAGGTACGCACCGCGGCAATGGCACGCTTGACGAATCCCAGTTCCGGCTTGTCCTGCGCCATGGTGGCCAGCACCTCTTCTGCGGCTGTCAGGGCATCCTCTGGCTTGGTCATGTCCAGGCCGTATTGCTTGGCCTTGGCCACCACTTCCGGGCGCCGTGCCTGGGTGATCTGTTCAAGAATGGGATTCAGCGCCGTGCCAAACACGCCACGTAGCCCCAAGTGCCCCAGTGACTCATGGAACATCACCCGAATCACGTCTGAGGATGTCGCCAGTTGATCAGCCACCACGTACACCCGGCCGCCATAAATGAACCCTTCCGGGGATCCACTGGCGCCCAGCGAGCGCTGCTTCTGGTCATAGTCCCGTACTGCCTTGGGAATGCTGGCGTCTTCCATGCTGGTCACCACCACCACGTCAGGCGCATTGCCCCACTTGCTGCGGATAGCGTCGACCACGCTCTGTACCTGGTTGATCGGCAGGCTTTTGCCAATGCTGGCCCGGCGTGCGAACAGGCTGCCCTGCGGGTTGAACATATCCACCTGGTCAGCGGTCACCGGTTTGGTCACCGACTTGGCGGCTGGCTGCTGCTCCAACTTGCGAGCGATGGCCTCGGCTTCCTGCTTTTCCAGTGCTTCGGTGCGGTCGTAGCTGTTCAGCAAGTCGCCCGGCTTGTCACCGGCGCGCGAGAACATGGCCACGCCCTTGTCGGTGTCCTTGGTCTGGATGGTCTTGGCCAACTGGTCAAAGGCGGCATTGATCGTGGCGCGCTCTGGCCCCGTTGGGTAGGGATTGCCCTTGTACTGGCCACCGGCAAAACGGGCCTCCTCAACACCGTGCACCAGGTAGTCAGACTGGCCGCCCATGGCCACCACCTGGTCAAACACCCAACTCTCGAAGGCCCGGGCGAACATTTCCGTGGGTCGGGTCCAGTAGCCGTTTACCGACTTGCCAGACAGTGCCTGCGCTTGCTTTGCGTACTGTGAACGTCCCTTGGGGTAGGTCTTGCCCTCGGGCTCCTGGCGTGACTCTTCCAGGTTCTGCGCTTGGGATGTCGCCATGCGCTGATACATCGCCTTGGTTTGCGGGTCTGTCTCGCTGTTGGCCAGTGCCTGCGTGCGCTCGAGTTGCAGTTCCAGGCTGCGGACCATTTCGGCCTTGGTTTCCTGGCCGCTGAATAGCGCGCTCATCAGGTCATCGAAGGCCTTGGCCATTTCCGGGCGCATGTTGTCCAGGCGCATCTTGTTCACCGTCACCCACTTGCCATCGGCTTTTTCCATGCGGCTTCGCGGCACGCCCTTGTATTGCTCTTCCGAGTACCAGCCCGACGCACCGCGCGCCTTTGTGGTGTAGGCGTCTTCCTGGTTGAGCTCGCCAAAGTAATGATCCAGGGCATGCGCCCATTCGTGCGCCATGCTGCCGCCACCTTGCAGCTTGGTCATGTTGATTACCAAAAGACCTGGTTCATAGTGCGCTGCGAACTTGCCACCGCCACGCGCGCCAAAGGCCATGCCCAGGGATCCGTTCAGGCTCAAGGCCTTGGGCGGCACACCCATGATCTGCGCCAGGTCATGCAGTCCGTCATAGGCCATGTTGATGATGCGCTGGCGCTCGTCCTGCGCTGCCCAGTTGCCAAACTCGATGCCTCGGAATCCAAAAGTCTTCACAAAGTCATCGGCCACGGCATCACGATCAATGCGCTGGGGCAGGTTTTCCCGCTTGAGGATGTCCAGGTGCGGTCGCGCTGGCTCTGCCTTGTCAGACGCGCCTTGCTTGAGCTTGCCCTCATAGATGGTTTTGGCCGCGGCTTGTGCGTCCTCTTCTGTGGGCAGGTAGGCCAGCGTCTTGCCAGCCTTGGTAATCACCCGGTAAGCGCCAGCGCGCAACTGGTCCGGCGTAATCGGCGTGCCCAGGGTGTCGGCCTCTTCCACGACAAGCTCGATGCCCTTGGCTGTCAGACCGGCACCACCAAATGCGCGCACAGTCAGGCGCTTTTTCCAGGGCTCGCCACTTTCTGGGAAACCGTCAGCGACCAGCTTGCGGGCGCGTTGCTCTTCTGTCAGGTTCACCACAAACGGGTCACTGCGGCCCTTGTAGACCGAGAACAGCAGGGCTCTGCCTTCCTTGATGGCGGCCTGATCCTGGCCACGCAGACCCAGGCGCACTTTCAGGGCCTCGGCGGCATCGTTCAGGGATTTGCGCGGCGTCTTGGTGTCCAGTGCATCCAGGCTGGCCATTTCAGCGTAGGCCTGGCGAACCATTTGCATCATGGTCACATAGCGGCGGCGCCCTTGCGGCGTGTTGTCCTTGGGCTTGGCGGCCAGTGCGTCATGCACCACCTTGATCATGGCGGCCGTGTCTGGCCGGGTGCCGGCTTGCACCATGGCGGCATAGTCAGGCTTCCAGATATTGGCTTTGGTGACAAGCTCGGCGCCTTCGGACTCGCTCATGCTGTCCAGGTCGTCCAGGTTCAGGCCCCGGTCTTTCCAACGGTCCTTACGCGCGCCACCGATCTTCTGACCGGCATCCTCGATCTTGGCGGCAGGCTTGGGTGCTACGGCAGCGGCTTGCGGTTCTTGATCAGCTTGGTTACTGCGCGCCGGAACTTCGCCACGTCCAGCTTGCCCGAGCTCTGCGCTTTCAACACCAGGGCTCGCCCCTCCGCTACCGTCGCGCTGTCCCGGTCCTGCTTGCCCTCGATCATCAGCAGTGCGCCCAGGATTGCCGACGCCAGCGGCGCTTCGGTTGCTGTCTTGGGGTGTCGTTGTGTTTGCATTCAAAGCTCCTTCATTGGTAATTGTTGCCAAAATCTGCGCCACTGTCACGCGCTCGCCAAACATATCGGCATCGTGGGCGCTGTTCATGGCGGCTTGGGTGTAGGCATTCAGCTTGGCAATGACCTTCTCACGCCCGAATGGGGTGGTCAGGTAGGGGCCACCGTAGAACATGCGCAACATGGCCCGGGTCAGGTCATCCGGCGCTTGTCCGGTCATCAGGTCGGGCTGGTTCACCAGGTCATACAACGAGGTCCGGTCCTGGCGCGCTTTACGAATCAGGTTCACCGCCTGCACCAGGTTGTCGGTCGTGTCCGCTTGCGCATCAATGGCACCCATACGGGCGCTGTCACGCATATCGGCCCACTGGCCGGCCATGGTCTTGAGGCTTTCGCCAATGGTCTTGATGTCGGTGTCCTGGCTGTCGAACATTTCCCCAACAAGCTCCGAGTCACCGTAAGCGCTTTGCACCATGGCGGCCTGAATGCGCGTGCGCCCAGCCGGTGACAGCGTGCCGCCAGCGGTCATCATGCCAGCCACGTCCTGCCCGGCCTGCACCATCTTGCCGACAAAGGCGCGCACAAAGTCACGGTTAGCGGCGCTGCCCACATCACCAGGGCGATAGGCGGTCAGCACCGTGGCATCCATCAATGGCGCATCCTGGCGTGCCAACTCACCCGGGGACATACCCAGGCCCTGGCCCTGGCTTTTGGCGGCCATGTTGGGGGTATTGCTGATGTCAGAATAGGCGCGCACCAGGATAGGGTTCGGCGTGCGATCGATCACCTCGGCGGCAATGCCATGGACAGCGGCATCCTTGATCAGTTCGGCCTTGTAGGTTTCAGCAGTCCCTTGCTCATGCGCTGCACGCAGACCGGCCACCCGGCCATTGTTCAGCGCTTTGACTGTGCCGTTCACCTTGAACTCATAGACCGGATTCACCCGGCCATCGGCAAAGTGTGAGGGTTCGACCTGGCTGGCATCCATCACGGCATAGATGAACGGGACCCGCTGGCCGTCAGACATCACGGCAACATCATGGCGGCCCAGGTTGGCCTCGGGGAGCTTGATGTCGTCATCACCGACCGGGAACACCATCGGCGCGCCACTGTCAGGCGTGCGGCTGGCACCCAGGCGCATGTAGTCGGGATTGTTGGCAATGTTGGACATTTGCAGCACAGACGCTGCCCGGCTGCGGTCACGGTTTTGCAGATCCTGGCCGCTTGGGTTTGTGGTTGGCGTCACGGGCATTGCACCAGGCATGGCAGGCGATACAGCAGGCACAGCACCAGGCGGCATTGCAGGCGGCAACACTGCGGCAGGGCCTACCACGGCACCCGCCTTACGGCCTTCAAACTCGGCTTTCAGGGTGGTCCATTGCGGCGTGTCCTTCTTGACGCTGGCAGGCGCGACACCCTTCTCCTTCAAGAATCCGAACCAGTTCAGCTTCGGCCCGGCAGTTGGAGCCACCACCACTGGCGTGCCCGTTGGGGCTGCGGAAGTGCTGGCATTTATTCCAGTCGCCTGGATCGCATCTTTGGTCATTCCAGCACTCGGGAACTCGCGCATAGCACTCAAAAGCGAATCAATTGATGCATCAAGGCGAATCACCTTGACCGGCTGATTGCTTTCGACCTTGGAAAGCCACTGGTGGTGCCCATCAAGCACATGGCCATCTGACGATACCAAGATGGATCGTTCTGGCCCAGTGAAACCTTTGGCCTTCTCCACCTTAGCGGGTGAGAACTCGGTCTGCGTTGGCTTCAAGCTGTTGGCTGCGACCTCATCTTGCGCTGACGTGATGCCTCGTGCGTTAAGGAAGTTGACCATTGCACCCCTGTGCTCTGCCTTGATCTGTGGCATGTCTGCCCGTGGGATATTCAGCGTGCCAGATTCAGGGTGAAATGCCGTCCACGCTTTGTTGATTTTTTCCCCTTTTACTGGCGGTGCGCCCGTTGGGGCTGCGGTGGTGTTGGTTTGCGCTTGCACCAGCTTGGCCACGGGCACATTGAAGACGCCACCAGTCCGGGCCCCGGCGCCGGCTTCGGCACCCGTGGCGCGTACAACAACACTTTCCCCGGCTGCAGGCGTGCTCACCACCACGCCAGACACCTGTTTGCCATTGACCGGCCAGGACACCACGGCGCCAGCGGTCAGCGTTTGCGGATCTGTCCCGACGATTGGGTCATTCGCTGCTTGGGCGGCTGATCCCGGCGTTACAGGCATTGCCGGGTTTCCGGCCTCGGGCGCTTGCGCAAAGTCCGGCACATCCTCAAAGGCTGGCGCTTGCGTCGGGTTAAACGGGTCCGGGTTTGCCTCGGCGGCATCCATGGCAGTCAGCAACGTGGAGAACTCGCCTTGCTCCTGCGCGGTCAGGTCCCTGCCTTGTGTGGCGAGCTCAAGCTCTGCCAGGCGAACCTCTGGCCTCATGGCAGTGGCAGGCTTGGCGGCGGCTGGCGCTGCGGCCTGGCTTTGTGGCGCGGCTGGCGCATCCACGGGCGAAGGTGCGGCGGCTGGTCCCGCTACGGTGCTGGCCAGTGCATTGCGCCCTGCGGTGTAGGTGGTCAAGCCTCCCCCCATGCCGGCGCCAGCGATCATGCCCTGCGCTGCAGCTTCGGGAACGCCCTCGTCCCATGGTTTGCCCAGCGCCAGATTCGTGAATACCTGCTCTTGTGCCGATTGGGGCATTTCTTCCAGCACGCCTTCCTTGAAGGTCCCTTTTGCAATCTCCTTGCCGGCAGTGATCAGCCCCTGGCGTTTTGCGCCACCCATACCGGCGAGCGCGGCGCCCACTTCGGCATCACGGAAACCGGGGATCTTGCTGGTTGCGGCGCCAATGACAGCAGTCAAAGCACCACCGGCCACGGCTGACGGTGCGGTATCGGTCCAGTCGCGGCCAGCCTGGCGGCCTTGCTCCTGGATGTTGCCTGCGGTCATGGCACCTTCGGCGGCAGAGCCAACGGCAGTCAGGCGCGCCACCACGGCAGGGTTTGACAGGAAGGCGGCGGCCTCAGAAGATCCGGCCACCAGGCCACGCGCGGCCAGCATACGGGTTGCAGCGGCTCGCACTGCTGCAGCGCCACCCAGCATCATCGGCGCTGACTCAACCACTGCACCCACGGCCATAGACGGGTTATCGATCATGGCACCGGCAGTGTTTAAAAACCCCTTGGCGTCGGCCACGTTGCGGTTTGCTTCCTGGCGCGAGTCGCTGTAACCCTCGCTCAGGATCTGTTTTGTGCGTGCCGGATCGAACCCCAGTTCACCCCAGCCCTTGCCCACGGTGTTGCCAGTTGCCAGATCAGCCACACCAATGACAGCTTCACCCAGACCCACGGCGCCCTTGGCCAGGTCAATCGCTGTGTCGCCTGCGGCTTGTGTCCAGGTGCGCTTACCTGGTTTGGCTGGCGCTGGCGCTGGCTTACCGTCATCGAACACCAGACTCGGCGTCTTGTCGGGCAGGATGTACCCGCCAAACTCGTCCTTTTCAAGAACGGTCCCGCCAAACTCGTCTTTTGCAATCGGGTCATTCGCCCAGAACTTCTCGCCGGCCTCGGGTTTCGGCGTCTGCACGATCGGGTCGTTTTCCCAAAACTTGCCGGCAGTTGCAGGCTTGGCCTGTTCGTCATCAAACACCAGGCGTGTCGCTGGGCGTTGGGCTTCGTCGTCGTAGATCAGGGGCATGGTGGGTTCTCCTTATTGGGTTTTCAGGGTTGCGAGCTCAGGCCACAAATGCACCCCGAGGCGGCCGTCATTGCTTGAAAAGACTGGCCGGAAGGCAATGCACCTGCGCGGCTCATTCAGTGCTGGCCAGAGAATCCCGGATTCCTCCGAGTTGCCACACCCTCTGCCCCGCGACCATTCACATTCGGTACATTTGCGCCCAGGCTCGGCGGTAACCAAATCCGGGTAAAGATCGCCACCTTCGGTGCTGGCGCCCAGGGCAAGGTTCTTGCGCGGCGGAATGCTGTCCAGATCACGCTCGCCGGCCATTTCGTTTTCATGAATCAACAGGCTTGGCGCGAAGCCGGTCACCCACTGGATGCGCTGCGCCAGTTGGTCAGGGCTGCGCGCCAGCACTTTGACCAGGCCATCAATGCCGGGGAAGCGCGCCAGGTAGGTCTGGCATCCGATGACCGTGCCCATGCGGTTGTTCAGGTTCTTCAGAAGAGAATCAAATGTGGCATCACTGGCAGTCGCCCACAGATCCTGGCGCTGGGTGTATGCGATTTGGCCGCGAAGAACGGCGAAGCCACAGGCCCCGAGTGATTCGGCAATAAATTTTTGAGCGTTACTCATGAGTGGTTTCCTTTGTGGTGGTTGGTTTTGGGTTTGGTGGCCGGCCGGTCCGGCATGGCTCTCTGGTCAAGGCATCGGCCAGGTCGTCGCCGGCCCGTAGGCGATTGCGCAAGGTGCCGTCTTTCAGGCCGGCAGCGCGCTCTGCTTCACCAAGCGTCAAGCGTTCGCCGTTGACTTCGATAAATTGACAACGCTGGCGGCGGCGGGACTGCTCTTTCTGTGTGGCCCACGCCACATTGCCAGGCAGGTAGCCCTTTGTCACATCCAGCCGGCCAAGCCAGTGCTTGCGGGTAGGCGCCCGGCCAACGTCAGCCAGGAAGGCATGAAAGCTCTCTGACCACTCGCGGCACACGGTGATGCCCTTGGCCCCGTAAAAGCGAAAATCCTTTTGCTTCGGATCAGTGCAGCGGCGCAGCATCACAGTCCAGGCGCTGGCCTCGCGGCTGAGGTCGCTCATAGCTCCTGCTCCCCGGTGCTGAGAAAGCGGTACTGGAAATACCGACAATTTTCCGGGTTCTCGCGTGTCGCAATGAGCTCCATCCGGCGCAACTGAATGCAAGCCCAGTCCAGCGACTTGAGGCTCCGGCCCGTTGCCATCGCAAGCTGGTCGAATGCGAACCACTGATCCGGGTTCTTTGCCAGGAACTGCAGCACGGCCAGCGGCGCACCATGAACCTGCAAGAGCCCAGGCGGGTGCGGGTTGAATCGCTTGGTACGTGCAGCGTCCTGGTTGCCTTGGCGTGCCAGCACATCCACGATTTGACCGAATGGGTTTGTTTGGAACATGGCGGCTCCTAGACCCGTGCAGCACTACGAATGGCCATGTGCGCAGCTTCGCAGGCGTCAGCGGCGGCAGTAGCGGCAGCCAGGCCACCGGCTTCCAGTGCGGACTCGATGAACAAATCTTCAAAGGCGTCCTCGGCATGGGTTTTGTGATCCGGGCAGACGTCAGTTGGAATGGGTTCGCGGGTGGTCTGTGTCGGCGTGCCAAGTCGATAGGCGAACATGACCCCGTTCCAGCAACTGGTCGCATCACCCTCGGGATGGTGGTTGTACTCGGCGCAGTTGGCGCAGGTTCTAGGTTCGACGTTCATAGGTGACGAGCCTTCTCAACAGCACGGCGGGCCAGTGCGCAAGACTGCAGGTAATCTTGCACTGCCCATTCGCAGCCTAGACGGTGGTAAGCGCCCACCATGTCGGTCTCGACGGCATCTTCTTCGGGAGATATGTGCTGATCGCAAACACAGCCAGCGGCAACATCGGCCTGATCGATGCCAATCAAATTCCAGCACAGCGGTTCGCCTGCAGACGGGGCTCTGTTCAGGCTTGCGCAGTTGCTACAGGTTCGGGTTTTGGTGGTCATTGGGTAGCTCCTATCGTTGGTTGGATGAAAAGTGAGTTGGACAGGTCAAAGACCGCCCTTGTTGGTGCGAACCATGGCAGTCGGACGTTCACCATGCCAGTCGCAAAACTGGACTGTCTCGCCGATGTACATCGCGTCAACGATGCCGGTCTGGCCGTCTCGCTGCTTGCCAATGATGATTTCCGCGTAATTGCTCCACTCGGGCCCAAGCGTTGGCTTGACGACAATCTCCCGGTGGACAAACAAAATGATGTCGGCGTCCTGCTCGATGTCACCGCACTCGCGTAAATCGGACAAGATCGGACGGGCGTTTACCCGGCCTTCAACACCGCGATTTAGCTGCGCCAGCAGCAACACAGTCATTCCAAGCTCTTTCGCCATGGCCTTGATGCCACGGCTTATCTCGCCAAGTTGGGTAGCCCGATTGGATTTGCGATCCGTGCCCTCCATCAGTCCGATGTAATCGATGATCAGCAAGCGCAAACCATGGCGCCTTTTGAGTGCCCGGGCCTTTGTCCGCACCTGGTTGATCGTCATGGCGGCTTGATCAGTGATGAACACTGGAAGGCGGTGCATCTTCTCAACAGCATCGGAAATGGCGCTCCAGTCAGAGTCAGCCATGTTCTCGGGACGCTTGATCTTTCTCAATGGCACGCGGGAGTGCATGGAAACCCGCCTGTTGTGCAGCTGCGCCTTTGGCATTTCCATGGACATGATGCCAACAGGAAACCCGTTTCCAGCCACATGCTCACCAATCGCCAGAGCCAACGATGTTTTACCCATTCCGGGGCGCCCACCAATCACAATCGATTCACCAAGGCGCCCACCGCCATCAAGCATCCGGTCCAGGTCACGGATCCCAAAAGAAATGAAGTCCTCATCACCATCAGCGCGCTTTTGAAGGCCGTCAAGGAATTCCACCATGCCCGTTTCTGGCTCTTGCCAGTCATCGGTTCCAGCGTCAGGCAGCAGTTTTGCAAGGTGGCTTGTGGCCTTCTCCAGGCGGTCCTCGAAAGGCATCACGTGGTCCTGTGCCAATTCTTGAATCTCAGTGCTGGCAGACATCAGCTTCCGGCTCAAAGAGCGTTCACGGATGATCTGGGCATGCTTGCGTGCATTGGGTACTGACGGGACATACTGGGTCAGTGCGTGCAGTTTAGGTAGCTCAATTTCCCTATTCAACTGTTCCCAGACCGTGATTGCGTCACAGTCCTTATTCGAGTTGATCAGGCTGCACACGGTGGCGAAAATGCGCTGGTTCTCCGTGAAGAAGAAATCTTCAGCATGCAGGATGTCACAAACGACATCAATCAGCTTAGGTGACAGCATCAGGCCACCCAGGATCGTGTTTTCAGACTCTTTGGCGTAGTCGGTTTCAGCGATATAGCCGGCATTGGTGGTGTTCATGCAGATTCCTCGGTTTTTTCAATGACGTGCTTCATGCCGCGCTCACTCAGTAGAAAGTCAAGGTCGCACTTCCAGTTTGCGTGCGCTCCTGTGCGGGGTACGCGCGCCATCAAGAAATCGTTATGGCGTGTCGTCTCAAAGTAGCTGCGAATCCAAGTCAACGCCTGTTCACCAGTTTGGGCGCGGGGTTCACCTGTCGTTCTTTTGCTTGTCAGAACAAACTTCCAAAAATGGTCAAGTGCTTTATTCCGTCCGCTGGACATGAGCCTGACTGGCGGCATTTCAGGCAGAAGCTCGTGATACAGATCGATGACAGCTTGCCTCGGACAAGTCGGCAGCTTTGCTGGCGACAAATGCGTTTCTGCTTCTGCTTCTGCTTCTGCTTCTGTTTCTGCTTCTGCTTCTGTTTCTGCTTCTGCTTCTGTTTCTGGCTTCGATGGGGCTTCGAAGGGGCTTGGTGCAGCGTCTTGATTTTTGATGTCGTACGGTGCTGAGTACCGTCTAAAAAACTCTGTCTTGCATTGGCAAGCGGGGACCTTAGACAACTCATTGATCACGCCTTTGACTCGCTTGTCGCCTGGTTTGAGTGCAGACCCGATCTGGTGTTCGGCAAACTTGTGGACAAACACCCACTCAATCTCGTCGTCGTAGGTGCAGAAATCCTCATCAACAAGCCTTTGAAGGGCCTTCGAAGCCCCTTCAATGGGGATACCGGTTTCCTTTGCCATGTAGTCGACGGGGCAGTAATACACGCCGATCATGTTTGCGTGCGGGCTGGTCATGAGGTAAACCGCGAGTAGCTGTGCGTTCACATCACCACGCAAGGTTCGTCCTGTTTTCCCAACCCAGAACTGTGGCGACACGATTCCATAGTCACGCATCAGATCACCCCCAACTGTTTTGCAAAGTCTCGAAGTGATTCCATGTCGAAGCAGTGCCTGGACATACCCCACCGGCTAACTAGGAAACCACCGGAGCGATTTTTTTGAACTGCATGGCCGCTGGCCTCAAGTTTGGCGATCAGCGCAGCCACGGCCTTTTCATGAGCGAGTTGCATTTCAACCTCGTCAATGTCATCTGATTCGTCGGTGATGGTGCTCATGCCGTGCCGCCTTCCCTGGCCAGCCTGGCGCGGTCCCGATCGCCGGCATCCATGAAGTAGCAACCATCACCGGCCGAAATGGCAGCGTCAATCTCGCGCAACCGTGCAGCCTTGACAGGCTCTGCCTGGCGCTTGATGGCGGCCACCATGTCAGCTTGATGTCGGATGGCGGCCTCACGGTCACCGGCCTGGTAGGCTTGGATCAGGCGCTGTCCAAGAAACCCAATTCGACTTTGAGACGTGACAAGGTGTTTATCGTTGTGGGGTCCGCCAAGACCTGTGTTGTTTCCTGTTGCCCCGGTTGATCTGCCGATCACTGGGGCAATTTCATTTCTGCATCGCATTCGAGCGCTCCTTATTTGGAAGCGCCGAACTCCTGCTCGGCTAGGATGAAACCCAGGCTTGGCCCGGGCGTGAGTTGATTGCAGCATGGTTATGCTGCGAGTGATTCGAGGGCTGCAATGCGCTTGGCGTGCAAGCGGTCCACCAGGTCACGGATCTGGTCATCAGATTGACCGGCGATTCTGGCAATGACGATGGATTTAACCTCGTCGTCTGGCCAGCCCACTGAGCGCTCACCAATCAGGACAGGCTTTGTAAAGGTCCCGTTTTTGATGGACGTATAAATCGATGCGTGCGAGCGGTAGCCCGTTTCAGCCTTGATGGCTGGCATTCTGAGAATTGACATTTGACACCCCTTGTCGTTTGTTAACGCACTTGCCACACAATGTGGCGATGGGGTGAATGCTCAGGGTGCTACTGGGTAGCAGTCAAAGTGCTACAGGTAGCACCTCGGAAAGTGAGGAATGGCGCGGGTTTGCGACGATTTCAATTGAGGACGTGCTACCTGGTAGCACCCCTGCTGCCAAGGCCAGAGCAAAAAATTGCTGGTCCCTTCTTCTTGGTTTTCTTGGTCGTCATCGTCTCGTCTTTCGTGTAATTCTGGATAGTGCGCCGGCTGACACCGTATTCTCTTGCGAGCGCCGCCTGGGTTGAACCTGCATGGAGCTTTGATCGTATTTCTGCCACCTGGGATTCAGACAGCTTTAGACGCTGGCGATCTTCAAGTGACAGGCCCGGCATCCTGGTTAGATCAAATTCATAGTCAGACTTGATGCCCTTTGCGGCCAACCACCTAACAATTTCCGGACGTGAAAATTTTTCGCAAGAGTCAAACCATTCTGAAAACCTATGAACATGGTTCGCCAACGGCCCGAAAATTTGTTCATCAAACTTTGGAGTGGAGATATAGAAAGATTGCAGACTTTCTCCCATGAATTCCAGCCCTTCGGTGTCAAGTGAAACCGCATTGGGGTCGCCTTCATATTGATTGAGGGTGACAACAACGTACATGACCGCATCTTCATAGGCCGCGCGCATTTCTTTTAGGACTGGAACAGTCTTCCAGAGTGGCGCCTCCGGATCAATTGGGTCATACCCAAGAATTAGAGCGGCAGCCTCTTTGGCTGTAAATTTGTTTATCCGGTCCCATCGAGATAAATCCATCATCGCTATTCCCCTTGCACCCTGATAAGGAGCCACGCCACCAGGTCAGGGGAGTCCCGGTTTTCGCCACGGTTAATTACGCCGTGGCTAGGCGTGGCAAAACTGTTATGCCGCCTTGAACTGGATCACGTCCGCACCTTTGGCCAGCTTGTCCAAATAGTCCGCCCAGGCCTGCATCATCCCGGCCCGGTGTTTCATGTAGGTGGTGCGGTTGTAGGCCCGGCCATTGGCATCCTTCACCGCGTGGGCTAGTTGCGCCTCGATCACCACGGGGTCAAAGTCCAGCACTTCCGCCAGCAGCGTTCGTGCCGTGGCCCTGAAACCATGCACGCTCTGTTTATCCGGCCCATAACCCAACGTCAGCAGCGCCGCCCGTAGGGTGTTGTCAGATATGGGTCGATCATGGCTGCGCTCACCGTAGAAACACAATGCACTGTGTCCAGTAATAGGGTGCAGCTTGCGCAGAATCTCCACCGCCTGAGTTGGCAGGGGTACAAGGTGGGGATCACCGTTTTTCTTGCCATCTACCCGCCGTTTCATGCGTGCGGCCGGGATTGTCCAAAGTGCCGCATCCAAATCAAATTCAGCCCAAGCCGCGGCCCTGAGTTCGCCAGGTCGTTGAAACAGCAGGGGTGCGAGTTGCAGCGCCGCCCGGACTATCGGACCGCCCTGGTAGCCACGGATTACCCGGATCAGTTCGCCCAGCTTCACGGGGTCGGTAATAGCTGCAAAGTGTTTGCCGTGGTGTGGCTTCAATGCGCCCTTAATGTCGGCGCTCACGTCACGACTGGCTCGACCCGTGGCCACCGCATAGCGCCAGACCTGCCCTGCCGTGGTCAGTACCCGGTGCGCCACGTCCAGTGCGCCGCGTTCCTCTACCTGCCGGATTGCCGCCAGTAACTCGATAGGTTCAATGTCACCAATGCGCCGCGATCCAAAGTGAGGGAACAAATCCTTTTCAAGGTTGCGTTTTTCCCGAATGGCATAGTGACTGCTCCAACTGGACAACTTCATTTCATACCATTCCAGCGCCGTCACTTTAAAGGTGTCGGCGTCCGCCGTAATTGCCTTGAGCTTTTCAACCTTGCGCACCTGTACCGGATCACGGCCTTCGGATTTGTTGAGCTTTGCCGCTTCACGGGCTTTGCGTGCTGCCGTCAGGGTTACGGCTGGGTAGCTTCCAAGGGCTAATTGCTTTTCAACCCCGGAAATGCGGTACTTGAGAAACCAGCGCTTCGATCCTGCAGGGCTTACCTGCAGATACATGCCGCCAGAATCGGCAAAGCGAGCTTGCTTTCGATCGGGTGGGCAAACTGCATTACGGCATTGGGCATCGGTCAACATGGGGGTACGCTCCTATTCAGGGGGTTCAAACAGCGATTCCCCTATGAAACGGGGGTATGAAACCCCTATTTCTACGGCAAAACGCTATCCATCCCCCCGTTTGTACCCCCGATTTGCATTAGCAGTCAATGGCAGCCCTTGTCAGTCGTTGCACTGTAACTAGCTGATTCACCAATGAAAAAGGCCTCCGAGTATCACTACTTGGAGGCC